AGGTATATTAATAACTCCAGATCAGCGTCGGTTATGTTGTAAGTTTTACAAGCCCATTTTCTTACTAATCTGTAGTATTTAAATAAATTTAATTCTCGTATATCTTGCGCTGTTATTCTCATTCAACTAAAACAACATCATGATCTCTTATTACGTAACAAATTTTGTCATTATAATCTATACCTTCAGATCTAAGCTTGTCGTAATATATAATATCATCTTTTTTTAATACTTGGACTAGGTTTCCAACAGAAATTATTTTAGCTCTATAATATCTATTATCTGTATCTAATTTATCTGTTAATAATAAACCGTTTATTTCTTTGTGCTTTGTTTCAAGTTTTTCTATTAATATGTAATTCCCTATTGCTTTCATTGTTCTCTAACATTTGAAATTACACAATCTGCAGATATAATAGTTGAAACAACGCTTACTGCATTTTTAAGCGCTGACTTAGTAACTAATACTGGATCTATTACGCCAGCTTCGATCATTTTAATTCTTTCACCAGTTATAGCATCAACACCATACCCTTCATGATCTTGAGCTCCTTCCATAATATGTATACCTGCGTTTTGTAGTATTGTGTGAAAAGGAGCGGCTATAGCTTTAAGTAGTATGTTTTCACCTACGTTTTTAGTAGATATTTTTTGTGAAGCGTTTAAAAGAGCAACACCGCCTCCAGGTACAATACCTTCTTGTAAAGCTGCTTTTGTAGCGTATATAGCGTCTTCTACTCTATCTTTCTTTTCCTTTAACTCTACTTTAGAATCAGCACCCACTTTGATGATTCCAACACTACCCGATAACATAGACAGTCTTTGCTCCAGCTTTTTCTTAATGAAACCATTTTTTTCGTTAGAAATGAGTTTTGAAACGAGTTCGATTCGTTCTTGTAAATCTTCACTTTTACTGTTTGTTGTTATTACAGTTGTTCTTTCATCTGTTACAGAAAACTCAGCTTCACCTAAATGTTCTTTTGTTATAAGATCTAGATCATCACCAAGTTCTTCGTTTATTAATGTTGCGCCTGTTAATACTGCTAGGTCTTCAGCTGTATCTCTTTTAGTCGGACCAAACCCAGGTTGATCAATAATATTAACTTTTATATTACCTTTTATTTTATTCATCATTAAAGCTGTTTTCACTTGCTGTGAAACAGGTGCCACTATTAATAATGATCTGTTTTGTTTTATAACATATTCTAGTATACCTTGTATTTTTCTTATGTTTGGTATTTCACTAGTTACTATTAATACTAAAGGGTTTTCTAATTCAGCTTTGTTTTTTTCTTTATCAGTTATAAAATGATTTGAAGTTAAACCACAGTCTTGCAACTGAACACCTTCAACAACATCAACATAAGTTTCGTTTGTTTCAGAAGATTCCATAAGTACAACACCGTTTTCTCCAACTGTTTCATAAGCCTCCGCTATAATCTTTCCTAGTTCTTCATCGTTATTACAACTAATTGAACTAACAGATTTCAACATATCGCCTTCGATCTTTACAGCAGACTTATCTAAATATTTATTAACTTTTAATAAAGCTTTATTTACACCTTCTTTTATTTCTCTAGTTGAGGCTTTACACTGATAAATTTCGTTTAACAGAGCTTCAGCAAGAACGGTAGCTGTTGTAGTACCGTCACCTGCTTCACTCACTGTGTTTTTTGCAGCTTCTTTAATTAAAGTAGCTCCTAAATTTTCAACCGGGTCATTTAAGACTACGCTTTGCGCAACGGTTACTCCGTCTTTTGTTATAACCGGGTTGCCTCTTGCATCTTCATATATAACGCATTTACCAGATGCTCCAAGAGTAGATTTAACAGCTTGCGCTAATTTATCAGCACCTGCTTTGATTTTTGATTTAGCTTCATCACCAAAGTTAAGTTCTTTGACAATTTCGCTAGGCAAATTGTATTCCATATTATATTTAATTTAATTTAATTAGACTATTGTTATTTAAAAGTCTTTACGACTTTAGGACCACTTGCCGCTTCCAATTTCTTTTGGAAGTGCTCAATGCTGCCGTCAATAGCAGCTTCAGCACCATCTATGGTCTCTCTTCGTGTTACATCTATCCAGACATCGTCTTGATCTAGTTGTAAACATTCAGTTTGGTAAAATCCATTAGGCAATTGTGTTATTCTCCAGTTACTTTTAGTAGCTAGGTGTTCCCATTGCTTAATAGTTTCTTTACTCGGTTTTTGGTTGCCAGTAGTTAGTGTACTGGTCTTGTAGTATAAATAAGTCATTTTGGTTTGTTTTTGGTTAATATTGACTTGGTCTAGGGTCTTTCCCTATTTTTTCTTTTTGCCATACATTTTGGCAGGAGTTTTTTTGCCGTACATCTTGCTAGGAGATTTTTTCATATTTTTCTCTATAGCAGTTTGTCTAGCTGTTTCGTATCCGGACATTTTACCATCTTTGTTTAAATCACCTTTCATTTTGTTAGGGTTACCAGCTCCACCGTCAGCTTTACTAGCATGTACAGCTTTTCTTTGTGCTGCAGATTTATATCCTTTCATAGGTGACTTACCATGATCCATTTTCATTGGTGATTCATCATGTTTCATTTTAAACAATGAACCAGCCATTGCAGCTGGACCACCAAGTATTGGCGCTGCTTTTTTAAGAACTCCTCCTATTTTACCAAATAAACCTTTAGCTGGTGATTTACCGTGGTGCATTTGTATAGGATTTTTTCCTTGTCCGTATTTTTTCATTTTAAAAGGGCCTCCGCCGCTTCTTCCTTTAAAGTTTGGCATAATTTTTATTTTTTAGTTTTTTTATTTTTCTTTGGCTCATAGCCGTCTATTTTCATCATTTTCTCTTTCTCTGTCATTTTAGCAATTTGCTCTTTGCTATAATCAGCACCTGGGTAAGCTGGTACAAAATCTTCTTGTGAAACAGGCTTATCTTTCTTTTTAGGTGATTTCATACCTGTTCCAGGTTTTTTACCTTTCATAGCAGCTTCTCTCATACCTTCAGCAGCTTTAAATTTCTTTGCCATCTTTTTCTTATCAACAACACCAGTAGTTGCGCCGTCTTTAATCATTTGATCAGCATCACGTGGAGTAAAACCTTCTTTCAACAATTGCTCTTTAGTTTTAGCACCAGTCTTTCTTTGAAACGGTGATGATGTCGCTCTACCACCAGGTCCTTTAGGATAATCTTTATTTAACGCTAAACCTTTGTCAGGTCCATATTCTGCACCGTTTTTACTTTTTCCGGCTTTTTGCCCTCTGTAATTTGGGTACAGTGACGGACCCTTCATTTTGAATGTCATAGTTTTGTTTTTTATTTATTATTACTTGTTACGCTGTTTTTTTACCAGTTATTCCTTCTAAACCTGTTTTAATTTTTTTTCTAGCAATAACAGGTTTTGTGCTTTTTGGTTTTAAAGGTCCCTTGCCTGCAAAGTCTGATTTTTGTTTTTTAGTTATTGTAGTTTTTGGTTTTGGTTTTGGTTTTGATTTTGAAGCAACCATTTTTTCTTGTCCTTTTTTAGCTCCTGTAACAATAGCTTTTTTAGCTGCTTTAGATCCAAGAGCAGCAACTCTATTAGTAGCGGTTGTAGTGTCAGCAGCATTTTTTATTAATTTAGCTGCCTTACCTCCTTTTGCTGCTTTAGCCGCTAATTTAGCTCCACCAACAGCAAGTCCTGCGCCAGGTACCATTGCCGCCGCGTTTATAGCAGCATTGTTACGATGTGTTTTATATCCTACTTCATCACCTTTGTATTTAGCATAACCAGCTCTACCTGCTGAAACAGCCGTGTTTGCCATATCTGCTAAATTTCCAATACCAGGAACCATACCTGCGACAGTTAAACCTGTTTGTACTCTATTTAAAAATTTGTTTTTAAGTGGAGTGTGGCTATAACCTTTCTTTTTAAACTCTAAATGCATTTCATAGGTTTTAGCCATAACGTCTTTTTTACCTTTTTTATACATCTTATGTGGCTTAAAATCTTTTTTAGATTTAAAAGGTGCTTTTTTCTTAGCTTTTTTCTTAGCTTTTATCTGAGCTTGTCTTTTGTCATAAAGTTTTTTACCTTTCTCATCAAGATCTTCACGTCTAACTACGTCTTCACGTTGCTCTTCTAAAAACTTTTTATCTTTTTCAGTATAACCTTTAGGAAGTTTCTTTCCTTTTAATTTTACTTTTACTTTAAAAGGTGGTTTCTTTTTTACTTTAGTACCTTGATCTTTTACCTTTGTTTGAGCTTTAGTTAAAACAGTTGCCTTTTTTGAAGCTGTATTCTTTTTTCTTGCTTCTTGTGTTCTTGCTATACGTCCACTAGGATCAGGATCGTTAGTTTGTTTTGTTGGACCATCACCAATTGGGTTCTGATATTTGTTATATTCTGCTTTTGTTACGTTTTTACCACCTATTTTATAGTAGTATTTACCTTCAGTAGCTTTCATTGGTGATTTTTTCATGCTATCAATGTGATTTTGTACTATTTTAGCTTGATTACCATGTGCTTTAACAGCGCCTTTAAGTTGATCTACAACTTTTTTAAGTTTTGCGTGTTTTACTTTCATTATCTTAATATATTTGTTCCTCCTGTTACTAAATTTTTAACTTTTCTAGCTCTAGGTCCTCTAGTTATTTTTCTTTTTACTCTTCTTGCCGATGTTTTCAACGTGTCACCAACATTTTTTGCTACTCTTCTAACTTTTCTTTTAACTCTACCCTTTTTTCTAGCTTCAATACGTGCTTCTTTCTCTTGTTTTTTCTTTTTTACATCCTCTCTTCTTGCTAATTCAGCTTCCATTTCTTTATCTACTGTAACTTCAGGCGCTTCGTAAGCTGGTACTGCAACTTTTTTTAGTTTTCTAGGCTTTCTTTTTACTTTTAACTTTTTAACCCTCTTTTTTCTCATCTTTTTAGGTTGGTATGTCTGACCTATTTGTTCACCATCAGCATATCTTGTTGTTGTTATGCTACCATCAGCTCTTTTTACCGCTACATTTTGTATTGATTTTCCAGTTTCAGGATCAGTACCTACATCTCTAACAGGCTTAACTCTAATTATACCTTCAGATGTCTTTATTTTTTGATCTTTTCTTCTTTTAGCCATTATTTACCTTTTTTACGTGATTTCTCAAATGCTTTTCTTCTAGCATCAGCAGCATCTTGTAGCTTTTTCTTTTCAGCTGGACTCATTTTGTTATAGTCTCTTCTTTTTTGCTCAACTCTTTTTTGTGCATCAGATTTTTTAGCATGTCTATTTTTAAAGTCAATAGCTTTACCATCCATGATGGTTTTGTTTTTAGAACCATCTTTCATTACTTTTCTACCTCCACCAGAACCGTAACCCTTTCTATCTTCAGCTAATTCAGCTTCGTAATCACTTACTTGTCCAGTATGTAAAGAACCATCAGAAGCTTTGTAATACTTCTTACCGCCTTTATATATTATACCTTTCTCATAAGGTCCCATTGGTTTCTTTTCTTTATTTTTTCTTTTTGCTAATTTACTTGGATCTTTTTCGTAATGTAAAGGAGAACTTCCCATCATTTTGAATACAGGTCTATTACCTGATTTTAGTTTAAAAGCCATTGCTGTTATTTTAAGTGAATACTATATTAGTTATATATTACATAGAAAAAATTATATTTAAGTATAGTGTGACACTTGCCTGTTACTAGATATACTTTATAGGCTAATGTCACAAAAAAAATTATTATAAATTTTGGAGTAGAGTATTGCTCCACTCCCCCAGGCCACCCCACCCCCTGCAAAACTGATATTTTTTGGCCCACCCGGGCGTCTCCGTACACCCATATTATCAACTTTTTCTCGTTTTTACTTTGTATATAAATATTTACATAACAAATACGAAGTTATTATGATAATATTAATGTAAAAAGAATAACAAATAACAATGTCAAAAGTAAAATTAAATAAAATTAAAATTGTAAAGTGTGAGTGCGCGGGCAATAGTAGCAACAGTGTAAATATCAACTAAACAAATAATATACTTTTCACAATGTAAATACGGAGTAAAAAAGATAATAATAACAAATAAATAAATAACTAAATATTAACTAATAAAAATTAAAATTATGAAATTAAATTCTAAAAGATTTGTACTAAGAA